CCGTGGTCATTAATCGTGCATTCAGTAGCGATTCTTTCCCGACCGAAGGGATTAGCCCCGATGCCGGTGGGATGTTTCCTTGTGGTGGTCGTTTGATCGGTATTGAGTACACCGTGTCAATCCTTCGCTGTGCTCCTGTTGGAGGAGATGACCCATCGCCTCCGACATGTCCGGAGATTGATGCCGCTTCACAGACTTCCGTCATAGACGCGTGGGCCGTGCGAACCGGTGCCTTGTGCTGCCTTAACAGTTGGGCAAGTACAAGGGATCCGGTTACCAACCAGAAGATCATCGAGAACTTTGTTATCAATGATCAGCCGTTTGTCGGAGCTGAAGGCATGTGCCTTGGCTCTGAACTGAACATAACGGTGGGCATAGCTAATGCTTGCATTGATTGTGGGGGCTCGTAGTGGTCACGGTTAGACGGCCTAGAGGCGCGCTTACCCGGGGGGTGCAGGCAAATTTGCTGTCAAGATCAAGTCCGCCACAGAAATACATTCTGGCCAAAGCGTTTCAAGTTGCCAACGCTGCTAAAAGACGACTAGGCGCCAACCCTAAGCGTATTGATACGGGACTACTTCGCGCGTCCATTACCGTTCAGGCAATAGAGGAGAAGCCGTACGGTGCCCGTGTAGGTACCAACGTTGAGTACGCCTTGTTTGTGCACAACGGAACTCGGAAAATGCGTGCGAACCCCTACCTGACAGACGCACTACGTAAAGTGTTCGGTGGATAGTATGTGGGTTACCATATTTACATGACGGATATCAAAGACTTCGGGTCACCAAGCGAACCTATTCAATTCCGTATCGGCGAAGACATCTTCAAGGCTGTCCCCGATATTCCAGCTGAAACCATTATCCGCCTCAGCAAGAACAAGCTCACATTGACCAGCGAAAACGGGGAAGACCCGTTCATCGGGTTTAAGGCTATGCTCGCTGAAATTCTCTATGAGGACTCATACAAGCTGTTTGTTTCTCGGTTGGGGGACAAGGACCGCCCTATTGGCGTCCAGACGCTCAAAGATGTGGTTGAGTGGCTGATCGGTGAGAAATATGGAATGCGCCCTACCCAACCGTAATGATCCTATTCCGGGTCATTACGGAGGAGAACCCTTGGTTTGAATTCGACGGTTGGTGTGCATCAAAAGGTGTTGATCCTATGGTGCTTTCTTGGCACAGATTCCTGAATCTGGTGTACTACTACCTGGTCAGAAACCGGGATGAAAAGAGCCGCAAGGCGTTGGATGCGGCTATCAAGAAGGCAACAGCCGAATGGGAGATCAGTAACGCCCGTAGAGCTAAACAAGGTGTTCGTACCAGTACGCTTAGTGGAAACTCCACGAAGCCAGGAACCAGAAAGACCAAGGGTCTACCTCCTGTACCGCCTGCCTGGTGGGGTGATGGCGCGACATCGACAGTGGCGGCTAACTCCATGGTGCTTACTCAGATGTCAAGGGGAAGGGCTAAGCGGTTATGGCTACACCAATCGATGTTGCTTTCGTAGAGATCAAGCCAGACTTTGCTGGATTCATGTCTGACGTTGAATCTCAAATGCAACGACTGGTCAGCACGATTGAAAGTCGGCTCGATCGTGTTGAAAGTGCCATCGAAAATGTTGGTGCTGAAATATCAGACACCATGGAACGCAGTTCTCTTGATATTCAAGATGCTTTCCGGGAAATGGCGCGGTCTGTTGAATCCTCGTTGAGTGATACAGGCCGCGCCGCCTCAGACGCGGCAGACCGGATATCCGATGAAGCCAGAGATGCGGGAGATGATCTAGGCGACCGAATCAGTCGTGGAGCCGATCAAGCACAACGAGCGTTGAACGCTTTGAACCGTACGATTCTTCGAACGGTAGCCAGTTTTGCTCTTATGTCCACCGGAACCGCTGGTGTTCTCACGGCAACAGCCGGGCTGGCTGCTGGCTTTTCTGCCTTGAGTGGTGCCCTGACAAGCACCCTCAACGGAATCACTCCCGTAATATCCGGGCTGGCCACACTAGGGGCCATCACTACTACGGTCAAGGTCGCCACCTCAGGCATGGGTGACGCCTTTTCTGCTGCCGCAGAGGGTGACGCCAACAAACTTGCCGAAGCCATGGAAGACTTGGCTCCGTCGGCACAAGATCTTGTTACCGCGTTTTCCGAACTTCAGCCTTCTCTCTTGGAACTCCGAAATTCGGTTCAAGGTGCATTCTTTGAGGGGTTCGACGAACAGCTGAACTCGCTAGCCAGCACGCTAATCGGTCCTGTCTCTACGGGGATGACAGCGGTAGCCGAGCAGCTGAACGGGCTTCTTACGGGATTTGCTGGTGTGGCTCAAGAAGCCGAAACGGTTACTTTCATTGAAAGTGCGTTTGCTTCCGCTGCCGCTGCCGTTGAAACTATGACAGAACCGTTGGCAAACGTCTTGGCGGGTCTAATCGCTGTAGGTAATTCAGGCTTTACAGCTTTTGACGGATTCGTTGAAGGACTGGCTAGTGCCACGGAGTCTTTCGCTGAATTCTTGATGAGTGTGGCAGACGTCGGGTTTGCCGAAGCCTTGGGAGAACTATTTGAGCCAGGCCAGATTACAGAGTTGTTGTCTGGGCTGTTTACTCAGCTTCTTGATTTCATCGTTGCTGAAATTCCCGCGTTGGCGCAAGCGTTTATTACCGGCAGAGAAGCGTTCTTTAACGCGGTTCTTCAGGTGTTCTCTTCTATCGTTGAAGTTCTTCCAGTCATTCTTCCGGAAGCGATAGCAGCAACGTTTGCCTTGGTCGAGTCTCTGGCAACTACCCTAGCTTCCGCCGCGCCGTTGATCGTGGACGCGATAATTGTTGCCCTGTCCAGTATCGCAGAAGGTCTTACAACCGTATTGCCGCTGGTCATCGATAGTGCGGCATCGATTATCGACGCGCTTTTGGCTGGTCTGATCGACGCCGTTCCGCTACTAATTGATGTAGCTGCGCAACTGATTGTAGCCATCGTCAACGGTCTGGCTGATAACGCCAGCATGATTCTGGTTGGTATTGAAGAAGTCATAGAGTCGCTACTAACAGCTATTGTTAGTGCTCTTCCCGCCTTGATCGAGGCTGGCGCTAATCTTCTCGTATCTGTGGTTGAGGGACTTCTTGAGGCGATCCCCCTTCTGATCAGTTTTGTCACCGGCGAGCTGATCCCGATGTTGATTGAGACTTTCATCAGCGTTCTTCCTACACTGATAGAAACCGGTGTGTCACTTGTCGTAGCGTTGATAACGGGCCTTACTGAAGCCATTCCTCAGTTGTTGACTTCCGTTCTTGAGCTGATACCCACGCTATTGACCGCGCTTCTTGAAAGTCTTCCTCTGCTCATTGAGGGTGGAGTACAAATCTTGGTAGCGCTGATCGAAGGTCTTGCGGAGGCGTTGCCCCAGATAATTTTGTTCATTACAGAAGAACTTATGCCTACCTTGATTGAAACGATCATTGAGCTACTACCCACCCTTATTGAGGCAGGCATTGAGATCCTTCTTGCCCTTATTGAAGGAATCTTGGCCACCCAAAGTGCGCTAACTGAGGCGGTCATTACCCAGATTCTTCCCGCGTTGTTCGAGGCTGCGCTAACCGCCACGCCCGAAATGATCGATGTGGGTATAAAAATTCTCGGTGCAATGCTTGACGGGTTGATTGACAAAGCTCCGGACATCTGGGGATGGTTTGAAGACCTTCCGGGGAAGATCGTTGACGCCATCGGCAATGTTCGTAACCTTCTATTGGGCGTGGCAAGCGACATCATTGACGGATTCGTTGATGGAATCAAGGGAGCGTTTAGTGATGTGCAAGCAGCGTTCAGCGATTTGACCTCATTGATTCCAGACTGGAAGGGTCCCGCTAGCGTTGACAAGGTGTTGTTGCGTGGCCCGGCAATGCAAATCATGGGTGGATTCGCTTCTGACCTACAAGCTGAAGCTGATCGAGTCGTTAAACCAGCTCTCGCCACGATTACGGCCGGGTTGGCGGGAAGTGTAAATGTAGATGCGGCCACGCCTGGCGTTACTTCGGCAGGGGTCGCCCCGGTGTCCAGCCTTGATGATTCATTCATGGGTACGGTGGTAATTGATCTTGGTGAGGGTATCCGAAGGGCTGTTGACGTGCAGTTTACCAGGCAAAATAGAAACATGAAGAGACGGATTCTCTCCGGGACAGGGGAAACACGATGACGCTAAATCTGACGTACGACAACACTCTGTCACGGGTGGTTATTGAAGGCGAAGAACTGGCAGACGGGTTTGCCCGCGTGGAACGGTCTGTTAACCAACTGTTGTGGATGACAGTTCGTGGTGGTGTAGCAGTACCTATTCAGGGGGGCACATTCACTCTCTACGACTATGAGTTTTTCGACGGAGTAGAGAACTTCTACCGTCTGGTTCCCGCCGTTGACGAAGAATTCACAGTTGCGGCGTCAAACCAGGAAACTGGGGATGGTTGGGAAGTGCCCACTGGAGTAAGTGGGCTTACCGTTCAAGCATGGGGTGCGGGCGGTTGTGGTCAAGGTTTGAACCCTCCTACTTCTCAGCGCGCACGTGCAGGCGGTGGTGGTGGCGCCTACGCACGAAGCACCATCAACGTGGTCCCGGGAGAGACGTTGCTCGTTCGAGTGGGTGACGGGGGAAAGAAATTTCAGGCAGGGTCTCAAGGACATAACGGAAACCACTCCACGGTATTTCGTGGAGACATGATCCTAGTAGAGGCTCGGGGAGGTTTGGGCACCATCGGTTCCGACGTTCCTGGGCCTGGTGGTTCTGCCAACGCGTCTACGGGAACCGTTAAGTTTGCTGGTGGTACCGGTGGTCTCCGGGAGGCCATCAACGGTGCTGGCGGTGGTGGTGGCGGTTCGGCATTTTCCGGGAACGCAGGAAGCGTCGGCGGTAATGGTGCTGCCAACGTGGGCGGTGCTGGCGGAGCCGGGGAAGGCCCTGGTGGTGCTGGCGGTGACGTCATTCTTGGTGTTGGGCAGCCTGGTGAAAAAGGGTTCGCACCTGGTGGCGGTGGGGGTGGTCAGGGGGATATCCAGGATGGAAGCTCATCGGTCCCGCCTCCCGCATCGGGGGATGGTGCTGATGGTCAAATCCTTCTTAACTCATGGCAGGGTTACCCTTTTACCACAACCGGCATGTTCCTCCCCGGAAATACATCCAGCTACGCGGTTACCCCTGATGCCGCTCCACTTGACATAACCGGAGACATTGACATCCGCGCTGTTGTCCAGCTCGAAACATGGGCAAGCGGCAACGTGCAAGAGATCGTCGCCAAGTACGAGACAGCACCTAACCAGCGCTCCTACCTTCTTCGTACCAACGCCAACGGAACTCTTAGCCTTCTGTGGTCAACTCTCGGAACAGCCACCAACGGCACTGTTCCTTCGACTGTTCCAGTGCCAGCAGGGTTCAACGAAACAATTGCCGTGCGTGCGACTTTGGATGTGGACAACGGAGCAGCGGGAAACACGGTTACCTTCTACACCGGAACCAGCATCAACGGTCCGTGGACCGTGTTGGGTGCTCCGGTGGTAACGGCGGGCGTCACAAGCATTTTCTCCGGAACGTCACAGCTTTCAGTTGGGGCGCGACTTAACCCACCTTCATCCCCGTTGACCGGCTATGTAATGCAAGTACAGGTCAGAAACGGAATTAACGGAACTGTTGTGGCGAATCCCGATTTCGCGGCCCAACCTCCGGGAACCACGGTATTCGTGGATTCGGCCGGTCGAACTTGGACTCTCGCCGGTGACGCAGAGATCGTCGGACCAGAGCAGTTGAGCAACAGCATCATTCCGACACTTGATGAGATCTGGCTTAAGTCAATCCGGTACCCATTCCTTAACCGCGAAGTGGAATGTACCAATTACGATAACATCACCAGGGCATTTAGGGGCGGAATCTTCCCTGTTCAGGGCAGGTCTATGCCCATTGCGGTCACGGACCTTAGAGGTTCACGCCAATTCCAGATCACGGTTATCACCCGAACTTTGGAACAAGCACGAGATATGGACTTGATTCTGGCCGCCAATCAAGTGATGTTCCTTCACATCCCTAAAGAGGATCCTCTTTTGTGTGGTCGGGTGTCGGCTGTGCCTGGCGGATACGTAGCCATCGAACCAACTACAGTACAGCGGCGAGCGTTCCCCGGATCCTCCATATACGCATGGGACTTGCCCTGCACTGAAGTGGTGCAGCCCGGGCCTGACATCATCGGAACCACGTTGACGTGGGGAACAGTGTTCAACCTCTACGGGTCGTGGGAGGCTCTAATTGCCTCCAACCCGACATGGATTGAACTGTTCCAGACGGTTGGTTCGCCAGAGGACTTGGTGATCTTGTGACGGTAGTAAGCGTTCAAATTGGCGCAGTCACATCCGGCACCGCGTTGGTATGCACCGAGGTTACCTCTACTGCCAACGTCCGTGTGGCGGTAAGCCTAGCGTCTGATCTGTCCAACCCTACGTACTTCGGACCCATCGTACCTACAGCTCAGTTCATCGCCAGGGTGTCACTGTCAGGGCTTGATGCCGACACGACCTATTACTTTGCCGTAGAACACGCTGCGGTTCTTAATGCCACATTCCCTGGCCAGTTCACCACACTAGGGATTGAAGGAACTCCGTATTCACACACTGTAGGCGTGGGTGGCGATGCTGGCCTTACCCCAACAACCCCGGGTGTCGGTACAGTTCTGGCAAGCACAAGGCTGTCAAACCATGTCATCTTTGATGCCATCCGACAACGCGCGGTAGATGAGTCATGGTCCGCCATGGTTCATATGGGTGACTTGCACTATTACGACCTTAGTTCTGGCTTGCATGGCATCGCCGGTGGCGCATCACTGTCAAACTTCAGGCGAGCCTGGTCAGACGTACTGCTACAAACCAATCAGCATAGCCTGTATCGAAACGTCAACACTGTATACATGTGGGATGACCACGACTTTCTCGGCAACAATTCCGTGGGAACCGTGGACCCGACAGGAGCGGTTAACGCGGCTCAAGTTTACCGAGAACGTGCCCCCCATTACCCTCTCGCCGAGGTTTCAGGAAGTGTAAACCACAGCTTCCAAATCGGTCGGGTCCTGTACGCCGTGCTGGACTGTCGATACGACTCGGACGACCCTTCGATTCCTGACTCCGACGTAAAAACAATGCTTGGCTTGACCCAAAAAGCGTGGCTTGAGAATCTTCTACAAACCACGTCGGCTAAAGCCCTGGTGTTGATCATGTCTCGGCAGTGGTTGAGAACATCAGGTGACGACACATGGGCGGCGTTCACCTACGAGCGTGATCAGGTAATCGAGACACTCGACAACTTCGGATGGCTCGATCGAATGACGATCGTATACGCCGACCGACACGCTTTCCATCTACAGACACAGCCTCACCAGTTCGGCAGCATGCCAGTACTTACCGCCGCGCCTTTCGACGCTGCCGGTGGTTCACCGCTTTATGACTACCCCGACGGAATACCGGACGATCCCGGGTCAAGTCATAGCCAGTATGGAACCATCAGGATCGTCGATGCTGGTACCAGCATCACCATGACCATCACTGGTTGGCGTGACACTCTTGTTCTCGGGACTTACACGCTAACCATTCAGACGCCGTCACCAGCGGTCATTAGTAGTACTGACACCATTGAACGATCGATAGCCGGATCACATCAAGTCGCGTTTGAGGCAAGAGTGGTTACCACCTATCAAGATGGCGATGACCCCGATGGGGTTGACATCCCAATCATCGATGGATCCGTGGACTTGGATGGCACCGCCGACGTTCAGGGGACTCTAGACCTTGTTACCAACGGAATCAAGATGTGGCCACAGCGAGCATCTTCGTTGCTGGCGCCATTCGGAAACGAGATATTCGTCCGAAGGGGCATTGTCCTTGATGGTGGTACCCTATGGTCTTCTTTGGGTTACTACAGAATCCAATCACCTGAACAAGGGGATTCTCCCGAGGGTCCTATTGCCATTACTGGACTTGATCGCATGTCGTCGATCATCGATGGCCGGTTGCTACAGCCTCGCCAGTTCAGCGCGTCAAGGACGTTGCATAGCGTCTTTCACGAGTTGGTGGAAGAGATCTACCCCGACGCCACCATTATCTTCGATGACGATACCGAATTTGAAACCATCGGCCGCGACATGATCAACGAGGATTCTCGGTACGACCTTCTCAAAGAAATAGCCGAGTCACACGGAAAGATCATGTTCTGGGATACCTCTGGTGTCCTTCGAATCGAAACCGCGCCTGATCCTTTTACCCCTAAATGGAAGGTAACTGGTGGCAGAATCGGAGGGACTCTGATCAACTCCACTCGGTCGGCTACCAGAGATGGCGTGTACAACGCAGTAGTGGTGACCGGCGAAGGGGCGGCATTTGATGAGACATCGGTTCGAGGTATTGCTTTCGACAACAACCCAACGTCACCTACGTACTTCTTTGGCCGATTCGGTAAGGTTCCTCGGTTCTACTCGTCTCCGCTCATCCAAACAGAAACTCAAGCCATCAACGCGGCAACGGCCATCTTGCAGAGAAACCTTGGGTATCCGTACACGGTTACCTTTACTGCTGTGGTCAACCCTGCTATGCGACCTTACGATCCGATCATGTTGCTACTTCGTGACGGACATCGTGAACTTCATGTAGTGGATTCTTTGAGTATTCCCCTGAGGGCTGATGCCGCGATGGGTGCCAGTACTCGGCAACAGAACCTTACAGGGATTGGGAGTGCAGAATGATAGGGAACTCGACAGACTTGACATCCATCCTCACGTTGGGGATGGGTAACGACACCCGGCATTCACTCAATGCCGGTATGGGTACCCCTGGTGGGAACGTTAGATACGGTCAGGGCCTGATCGTGTCATGGAACGAAACCACGTTCAACAACGTAGTGGAGTTTCGCGGCTCGCTGTTGACTGACCTTCCCGTGCTGTCCGGGACCGATGCACTTACCTACCAGGTGGGTGACACTGTAGCCATCATGTCTTGGTCGCCCCAAGGTGGGGCAGGGGTGTATTGGATTCTCGGAAGGCTGATCACCCCGGGATCCGATCGGGCGGCACAAACAATCGCGTGGATGACCAGCTCACTTGGCCGGGCGATTGCTGCTGCTGTGTTCGCCGACGGCATCAAGACGGACAGCGACTCGGCAACCGGAAGCCGTACATCAGCGGGATTCGGAAATCTGGATGGACCGGCCGTTCAGGGGCCAGAGGTAACCATTGAGCTGACTGAAGTTGGCCGGGCGGTTGTGTTCGTTTCCGCATGGACACAACTCAATTTGGCTTCCGCTACGTCAATCAACGAACAAGTAGGAATCGTTAGCGCTCGGGTTAGTGGCCAATCCACGGTGGCATCGTCGGTATTCAACTCAAAGTACCTTCGGTACCGCAACAGCGCATCACCGATGGTTGCCGACATAACCGATAGGTCTACTGCGGTACTTGAGTTCACCGGGCTTAACTCTGGTGATAACACATTCACCATGGAGTATTCGTCAGACGGTTCGGATAGTAGGTCAAACGTTATATTCAGTGAGCGTCAGATTACTGTGTTTGGATTCTAGGGGAAGCCATGCCATCAACAAATATCTACGGGTTCCCGTATGAAAACATCGGTGACCAACCAGGGCACACTCTTCATGGTGGTGAGATGGGCACTGAACCCATTCTTGCCATCGAGGTTGAGGAAGAGCTCAATCGAGTTGAGATCGAAAGAACCACGGCAACGGCTCAGGTGGCCGCTGATCTAGCTGACTTGGCCGCACTATTCGACACAACAGGTGTTCAAACCATCGACACCATCGATACCGGAGACGGCACCAATACCACCGAGTTTACCGGCATCCCCCAAGATTTCCGGGTGCTCGCAGTCTACTGGGAAGGTAAGAGTGATGGTGGCGGTGAAATTGATTCGCTTGCCGTGAGGTTCAACTCTGATGGTGGCAGCAACTACGTCAGCGTATTGAACCGTAATACATCAGCTGGAGCCTTCACATCTGATGTCGGCACATTCACTGTCGCCAGGGCTGGCCATGTTGGCACGTTCCGTAGCAGCGGGACGTTCTTCATCCCTGCCTATAACCTCTCTGGCGCCTCCAAGATGATCTACGGAAATACATCGGCCGTTGGTCAATCCCTTGGTACCAACGTGTTCACTTCATGGGGTGGCGGTCGTTGGACAGGAACGGCGGCAATTACCAGTATCCGCGTCTGGCCGTCGGGACAGCAGTGGGATGGCGATCCGCACTTGACCTTGATTGGAATTCCGTAATGGCAGAATGCACGTGTGGCGCAAGCGGAGATACCGGCGAACTGGTAGAGCACTGCGTATCCAAGCTTTTGTACCCGGACAGGCAAGTCGATCACGCATTCATCGGAGAAAGCGAACCTACGGCGGTTGTAGAAGCCAGAGCACGAGCGGCGCGGAGGCTCGAAGTTCTCACAAGATTGGGTGAGGCAACTGGCGCCACGATCGAAGAGATTCGCGACGCGTTGAACGCATAAAAACGGGCCACCCCGAAAGGGATGGCCCGTTTTCGTGCCGTTATCTAAAGGATACGCCAAGTAGCGTTGCGCGGCGGCCCGATTCGCTCAATGCGTCCCGCGTTCTTAAGGCGGGTAAGCGACTGGTACACCACGGATTCCGCATTGTCCGGCGGAAACATACCATAGTTGATTACCTTCGCAACCACTTCAGACTTGGACAAGCCAAGCTCACCGGTTTCGTGGAGAGCTTCCATAACCTTGGAATCGCGAGCTGCCGGAATAGACGTAACGACAACTTCTTGCTCAACATCCTCGGTAACCTCTTCGGTATCAGACTTCTCCGTAGCTTCTTCTGTCGCTTCCCTCACCGCGTCAAGAAACGGCGAAGTAGAGGGTTCAACGGATGTAGCCTCTTCTTCGGTTGTTTCTTCCTCTGCGTCCGGGGTTGACTGAAACAGTTCATCGTGGTCGGTAACCGGAACGTCTTCAGCCTCTGGGGTAACGACTTCCGCCTGTTCAACCGGCTCAGGAGCCGTGAACTGAACAGGTTTGGTTGGCCGCATGGACACTCTTCGCTGCGTTGGGGTTCTCCGGATCATTGTCCGTCGTTTTGGTTCGCTCATTGTTACCTCTCTGGTATAAGTCAGTTATAGCAAGATGGGCCGCCCCGATGGACGGCCCAAGTTTTATCCTAGAAGGCGTCACCACCCGGGATCATCGGAACATCCGAGATACCCGGGGGGGTCGCAGGGAGTGGAAGGCTAGAGGGGTCAGAAGCTCCGAAGGTGGGGATACCATCCTGAGGAACTTCGGCAGGACGTGGAAGGCCCTTAACTTCGTTCTTCTCTTTGCCCTGGTAATGAGACTTGATAACGTTCACCGACACGTACTGACCGATGATTCGCGTAGCCACTTCACTCAGGTCAGGCTTAGTTTCACTCAGCCAATCAGTGGTGATTCCGTAAGCCTTCAAGGCTCCGATGAACATTCCGTACGCCTTATCGGTAACCACATGACGGTTGTACAAGTGACGATTAGCGTGTGGACCCTCCGCCACCTTGTAAGTAACGTTGATCATCGGGTTGCCGGACTTGGCCGTAACGGCTTCTGCCTTGAACACGACAACCGTATAAGTTCCGTCGGGAAGCAACTCGAAAGCGTTTCCCTTACCGGCGTCGGCAATGATGTCTGCCCAGTTAACTGTAGTCATTCTCTTTACTCCGTATCTTCGTTGATTGTTTTGAGGATGTTTTGAATGTCAGGATTAGGCACCGATGCTCCAAGAATCTCTTCGAGCCTTGATCCCGCTTGGTACTTGGCGTGGGGGCTGATAAGTAGGTGACGTGTACGGGTACCGGCATCTGCCCCTTCAGAAGTCTTGTCGTTGGTAGCGAATAGGTAGCCAAGTACGTCGGTCTTGTACGGCAACTTGGCTTCTATCTGACCCTGCATAGCAGGACGATACTTCTCAGGGGTTCCCTTGCTGACCGTCTCGGCAACAAACACTACTACTCGAATAGTGTTCTCCGCATTGCTTGGGAGATCACGGAACTTGATTACGGTAGATTCCATGACACGGAGAGCGGTACCCCAGTCTTGCATCTGTAGCGCGTCCAACGGATTCGGTTTGATGCTTTGAATCAGCCTGCCCTGTACTCCGGTGATGGAGTCCAAGATAACGGACTGAAACTGGTGAGGCTTCTCGTTCAGCCACCGGTAAGTCATCTCAACTGTTTTCCAGTCAAGCGCGTGAACCTGGCAGATGTCCCAAGTGCCGTCGAACTCTGGCATAGGGTCTTTGGTCGGGTTCCACTCAATCATCTTGAACGGTCCGCCGTGAGACTTACGCAAACTACGGGACTTGGTAATGTGCTCCCACCCGTTTTCCACGTCTAGAACAAGCAGTGGAAATGGTGCTGTTGCGGCTAGTGTTGACTTACCAGTTTTAGCCTCACCGTGGATGATCATGGTGAGCTTGTCTTTCTTGCTAATCTCTTTACTCCTTACTCGTATAGTGCGCTAGTGGATCACTGTTGGTGTACATGTCCTCTAGCGCGTCCTCTACCCGGGATCCATCGTCAAACATGTGACAGATTCGGGAAAAGTCGCAATCCCACGAACAATTTCGGTTCGGGGACGGGTAGACCGCCATACCCAGATCTTCTCCGGAGTTCAGCTTGTCTTCTACGGCAAGCATATCAGAGATTACGCCCGACAACCGCGCGCGGTAGGAATTTAGTTCATCAGTGTTGTGGTGAACCTCGGAACGCTTGTAGAACGGAGCCACAGCGGTAGGACCGCGCTTGACCTTACGAATCATGTTGTAAATGGCACCATCGCATCGACCATCTTCAACGTCTGCCAGCCACTCCAACAGATGATAGTGAAGCATCTGCTCATCCATGGGCAAGCCGCGTTCTAGCACTTCAAACGTCTGTGTGGTCTTGTGATCAATGAAGAGACGCGCTCCATCTGTATCTCTGGTCACTCTGGCGTCAAGCTTCCCGATCAAAGTGACATTGTCTCTGTTCGGAACATCGATAGGCGCCTCCATGTACGTCTCGGCGGATACCAGGGTCAATCCCGCATCCGCGCCGGTCTCGGCAAGCCACTTAACGTAGCCTTCAAGCATGATGCGTTCCAGGGCAATGTCCTTGTTGAACTGGACAATTGTGCTTGGATCTTCTGGTGCTCCTGAAGCCACCAACGCGTGCTTATACGCCGTCCAGTCTTCGGTAACAGCGCGCTCAAGCACGTCAAACGGATCAATGCGACCGGCGGTTTCTGGGTCATACATGGTGGCCAACGCCAAGTGCACGCGTGTTCCGATGGCCAACGGTCCCGTTGGTTTACGATCTTTAAGCTTGAGTTTCCGGTGGTAGGTCAGCCACCATTTACGGCGGCAACGCTTGAAGGCTTGCACCTCGGAATTGGATACTTGACGAGGCATCGGAAGGAATACGGGGTCTACCTTGGCTTCGATAACCACTGAATCGTCTTCTGGCGGCGCTTCCGCTTCTCGCGTGACCGTAGGGTGGCCTTCAATGGCTATTTCCGGTATGCGCTGAATCAATTGCTCATATTCACCTGCCTTGAGCTTTCTGCCCTTCTCGATACTATTGATCTTCTGTGGGTTGAATCCGGTGATCTCAGAAGCCTCCAGCCGACTAACCGGTGCGGTTGGTCCTTCCTTGCGCCATGCAAGAAGGCGTAGCCCTATTTCAGGTTGAGGGTTGATCTCTTCCATTACTCTTAACCCTGTCCTAGGTATGTGCCCATGAGGGCGGTCTCTTCTGTGTCCAGTGATGCCGTTGACACACCCGCATGGGTAAGCGCGGCACGGTCTCTTACGATCTCTTCAAGTCTTTCGAGCTTCTCCGCCAACCGACGTTGCTGAACGACTTCAATGGTGTTGTCCGCGACCACGTCAATGATGGTCACCGAGTCATGTACCTCGGAACCAATCCGGTGGATTCGATCGCGACCCTGCATGTTATCCACCAACGACCACGATCTCTGCAAACAGATCATTACGTTTGCTCTGGTCATGGTGAGTCCCACGCCGCCAGCTTTATAGGTCATGAGGAGGACTGGAACTTTTCCTTGCTGAAACTCCTCCACGTTCATAGCGCGGATGGCTTCAGGCACAGCACCGGACACGACGACGTACGGGATCCCTTCCTTGTTGAGTCGCTCCTCTGCGAGCTCTAGAAGCTTTCTGTGCTCAGCGGCGATAACAACCGAAGTACCAGTGCCGTTGTGGTTATGGATATCCAGGTCCTCAAGAATTTCCATCATGGCCTTAACCTTCGGCGAAGGTGAAACCATGTTGACCACCCACGAGGCGGGGTCTTCGGGGGTATCCCCCTTGTCGATCTCACAGAACGAAGACGACAGCTGAAGTAGCCTCGTCTGTGCGGCAAGGTTTGATGCCGCCACCAGAAAAGTTCCGTCGTCAAGTTCGGTCATGAGGTTCTTTGACAGTTCCTTGTACGCCTTGGCTTGTTTAGGATCCATATCCACCATGTGCGTAACTCGGACCTTGTCCGGCAAATCGGCGAGCACCAGCGCCTTAGGCATCCGTCGGAATCGAGGATCTAGGATCCTAAAGAGCTCTTCCTTGGTTTCGGATTTAAGTCCGGTGACCCGAACGGAACCCCAACCGTCAAGTTCTTGTTGAGCAAAACGGTCAATGAACTTGGATCGGTTTGGGTACTCCTTAGGACTAACAGCGTGCATGATCGGCCATAGCTCACCCGGGTGGTTGGCTATGGGTGTTCCAGTGAGTGCCCACCTGCGGATGACCGATGAGTCATGCGCTATTGACCACAGCGCTCTAGTCTGAAGCGCTGTTGGGCTTTTCACTCTGTGCGCTTCATCGATAACCACGGTCTTAAATCCGAAAGCATTCAGTTCCTTCGGGTGCTTGTCGCACTTGGCAGGCTTGAGACTTTCGTCGCCGGTCTTGGGGTCGCACTCGGTGCACCGTTTGAGATACATGGATCCGTAGGGGGCCAACCGGGAGAATCCCCGGATGGCCTCGATGTTGATGACCACCAACGCCTTGGGGTCTTTCTTAGCCTCGACCAAGATCTTTCGTCGTTGGTTGGCCGTTCCGGCCACCAGGTAGGTGTTGGCCTCTGGCAGCCATTCATTAGCGTGCCTAACCCAGTGTTGTTTCAAGGTGTTCGGGCATACGATCAGTGCAGGCAATGCGTCATCAAGCGTGTGAAGCGCCGCCATGACTTGGACACTCTTTCCAGTGCCCATTTCGTCTGCCAACAGAGCGTCACCCGCTTTAACCAGGAACGCACGACCTACCTTCTGGAACGGGTAGAGACGGTCATCGTGATCGTTAGTCGTATCTGGGGCAAACTCCCGGTATACAACAGAATCGTCACTAAGTAGCTCGCGCAATGCCGTGACTGGTTTGATCCGGTTGGTAACCTCACTGTGCGCCCATGCGTTAAGCGCAGGTCCGATACTCAACTGGGACCCGAACACGCCACGAAGCGTCATGCACGATGCCCAAGACAGGGGCAGTGACCACATCTTGTCGGCTGATCTCCACGAACTTCCCGGTATGCTCGCGATGTCGTCCTTTTGGTACCACTCGCTACGGAGAAGTACCAAATCATTGACTCTCTCTGCGTGAATCATTCGTTACTCCTTTCTCTTATTCTCGTACTTCCTAGATGGTATCACTTTTGATAAGTGACAAAAACTTGCTTGGGTAGGTGGTGGCAAGATACGCCAGAACATGACGAGCGGCGTCGTTCGAGTGTCCAGCTCCCCGCTCATACCAGCGAACGGCCCGGAGCTTCTCGTCCGTCGCCAACTTGGTGATGTTTCCCTTGGTCTGTAGAACAAACGGAATACCGCGTTGGTCGCACAGATACCTAATGACACCTATTACCTCTATGGCTGTCTGCTGTACCGACAGCTTGGCGGTACGCGCCGTAATCACGAATCGTTCCGCCACGACAACATCGGGCTTATCCGTGTCCAACCAAGGAGCCATGTTGGTTACCACGGTGTCCCAGTCAAACTGGCGTCTGGTGATTGTTCCGTTGATGTGTGCCTGAAACAGTCCCGTGGTCTTTCCCGGGTCTACGCCCAGAACTGACAGTGATTCTTGCATGTGCATCCTCTAATCTATGTCAACCTTGGTACCCCATCGGGTACCGGTGGCGATACCAGCGGTAATGGGTACCTCGAAACTGGTGTGATCGTTCATGACATCCCGTAGGGTGGCGATGAAGTCCCCAACCTGATCGTTAGGGACGTCAGAAATAATCTCATCGTGAACCGGCAAGATCATGTGGTCACCCAGACCAGCCGCATCAGCCTCTACCAGCTTGACTTTTAGAAGCTCGGCAGCGGTGCCTTGAATTTTATGATTACCAATCGAATACGGTCGGTCAAGATCTACCGGGAAACGTCGATCGGTCAAGCCGGAGAGCACATAGCCGATACCTTCGGTTTCTTGTGTCTGGCGAACCATCTCTTCGAGCTCTTTGGCGTGTGTCTTGGCTCCCGGGAACATGTCGTTAAACAAGGCGTAAACCTTGTGTGCTTCACTCACCGAGATACCCGCAGCCTTGGCGAAGGTTTCAACACCTGAGCCGTAGATCTTCCCATACGTCAGAGTTTTGGTAGTTCCTCGACGCGGATCCGCCTTGGTAATGGTGGGATCGTCGTACATGGTTTGAGTCAAGCTAACGAAGAAGTCTCCGCCACCCTTGAACGCGTTAATCAACCCATTGTCGCCAGACATATGCGCCAGTAGACGTAGCTCGATCTGGTCAAAGTCCGCCATGACAAATGTGTTGCCGTCAGACGGGACGATACAGTTCCGCACCTGTCCGGCAAACGGGTTGTTTCCGGACTTCTTCGACAGTTGCTGAAGGTTCGGCGTGTCCATGGAGTTTCGTCCAGTGCGCACCCCTTGACCACCGCCAGACTCACCAGCCGACTTACCGGATCCTCCGATGGAGTTGATTCGTGGATGTAGTCGGCCGTCAAACTCCGAATACTCTAGGAACTTCTTCAAGAACGTAGAAGACACCTTCTGCGACTTCTTGTACAAGTCCACTGTTTGCGCCAGAGGGTGCTTGATACCCGGTAGGATGTTCTTATCCAGTTTGACGGCACCCGTTGCCGTGGTTTCTGTCAACCATGGTCCCCACCCATCCCGGATCAGGATGTCAGAGACAGCCTTGGTAGACCCAAGGCTGAATTTCCTTTTCGGGTTGGCGGCTTCCCACTCGGCAGCAAACTTCTCTTTAGCCCATGCGTGGCACGAAGCCTGATACTCCTCCATAAGCCTGAGGCGCTCTTCGGTAAACGGTCGGTCAACCTTGGCACCCTTGCGCATCATCTTTTCAAGAACCCACACAACCGCCAACTCAAGTTGGTAGGACTTCGGGGAGCGCGCCTGAACCAACGGGTAATGCCGGTTCATCAGACGCTTGGTCAAGATCGTGTCGAGTCCACCGTACTGCCAGTAGATGGCCGCACCACCTTCACTGACGATGGGTACGGTTGCCCAGTTCCACCCGTTGTCAACCATGTACTCATCCAGAGCACTCTGAAGCTTGGCGGCGTTGGCGTCCACGTATTTGGATGCCTGGTACTTCAAGGCAGTGGATTCGGTTGGGTCAAGCACATGCCCCATGAGACGTGTGTCATGGCACTTCCCTGTTGGAACATGGATACCTTCAGAACGAAGCATGGCCACATCAAACTGCATGTTATGACCTACGTACTGGCCGTCCCACTTCTTCACTACTTCCTCAAA